GCCGACAGAACGACTTATCTGATTGAGTTTCCCGAAGGGATGAAGGTCTACGGATACAATGCAGGCGTTTACGCTTCGACTTCATGGTTTAAGGATAGGCTTGACGATTCCCGTCTGCTCAAGTATCCGCATTGGGTGGCTCAATATGCCAAAAAATGCACCTACGCCGGCAACATGGACGGCTGGCAATTTTCTTCCAAAGAAACCGTCACGGGAATCCCCGGACGGGTGGATATGTCCGAATGGTACGGGCCGCAGTCTGAAACGCACATGGTAGCGCTCCCGACGCTCCGCAGAGGGAACAAAGGAGCGGAAGTTATCATTTTGCAGAGCAATCTGCAGGCGTGTGGTTATGCGATTGCGACCGATGGTCATTTTGGGCCGGCTACGGAAAGCGCGCTCACATCCTGGCAACGTATGGTCGAGCTTGTCCCCGATGGGATATACGGGCCGAAGTCCTACGCAAAAATGAAAGAGTTACTTTAATTGTTCCACCGATGTTCGAGGCAAGAAACCTGTTCATCGATTGGAACTTTTCTTATATATAACGGCATAATACAATCTCCTATAAAGGAGTGGTGTTATGTGCAAAGCATTTGACGGTCTTTCAAGAACCCAAATAGATTTCTTGATTAACGAGTGGATACACGATCAGCGCGCTAGACAGTTGGTTTCCCGGAGGCTACTCGATAACGTCAAGTTTGAAAAACTAGCGGAAGAATTTGACCTATCTGTAACACAAGTAAAGACGATCTGCTACAAATCGCAGAGAAAGTTGATAGAACACATTTAAAGGGTGTCCCTTAATAGGGATGCCCTTTTTTTGTTGCATTCATTTTCAAACAGTATTTCCGTTTGAAAGTCGATATTTTGACGAAAAATGCACTTTTGATGTACGAAACACGCACTTTTACCTTATCGAATCGCTTTCTTCCGTGCCGTATCATAATCTCACAGAGGTAACTTTTATGGCGTACAGATATGTGAATCCTAATCCATTGGCAAATCATACGGGAGATTGCACGGTTAGAGCCGCTTCGATTGCTACAGGCAATTCTTGGGACAGAACCTATGACGAAATGGCGGAGTTAGGGAGGCAGATGGGGGTAATGCCGGACAAGGCTCCCGTATGGGGTGCATATCTGCGAATGCACGGATTTAAACGAGATATTATACCCAACTCGTGTCCAGACTGCTACACAGTCAGAGATTTTGCAGAAGATAACCCATATGGAAAGTTTGTGTTGGCAATCGACGGTAGTCCCGGACATGTGGTGGCTGTCATTGACGGAACATATATGGACATATTTGATTCCGGGGACGAAATACCAACGTTTTTCTTCTATAAATAACAAGGAGGTCTGAAATGTACTACAATCCGCAAGATTATCAAAACTATTATGTTCAGCAGATGCAGAACCTACAACAGATGAGAACCATCCTTGATCGAGTGCAGGGCGAGGCGTCAGCAACCGTTTATCCCGTGCAACCGGGGCAAGAAGTGATTTTGTTTGACATAGATAATCCGTATGTATATAGAAAGTCGCGCAGTTTAGACAACAAACTCGAACAGCAGAGATACCGCCTTGTACTTGATGAAAAAGCGGATGATGGAAAGAAGGATGTAGACCTTTCCGGGTACGTTCGGGTAGAGGATATAGCGCAGATTGTATCAGAGGCGATTGAGAAAAAGATGTCCGAATACACTCTAAAACCAACCAAGAAGCCCAAACAGACGGAGGATGAAGGATGAATCCATTGTTTCAGAACTTAATTGCTAACGGGCCGATGAACCCCATGCAGTTGCTTTCGCAGATAAAAGAAAACCCTATGTCTGTTATAGGTCAGAGGTTTAGCATCCCGGATGGAATGAATGATCCGAACCAAATAATTCAACACTTGCTCAACACGGGACAGGTTACACAACAGCAAGTGAACAGGGTTGTTCAGATGGGGAATAATCCTATAATTTCTCAAATTTTTGGAAGAAAATGAAAATCGTTTTAATTTGGTTAAAACGATTTAAGTTATTTTTTTGAGTTATTGGAGCCAGTGCACGGGCTTTAGTAATAGAACTGCCTTGTAGACGTCAGCTAGGTGGTTCGACCGACTCATCAAAAGTGATGAGCCGCTAACCAACAAGAATTATAGGAGGAAATGTTATGTCATTAACAGATTCTAATGGTGGAATGTATATGCCCGTTGCGCCCGCCTATGGTGGCGGAAGTGGTTTTGGCGGCGGTTTCGGCTCGGATTGGGCTTGGATTATTCTGCTTCTGCTTCTTGCCGGAAACGGCGGGTGGGGATTTGGCGGTGGCGCCAATGGTGCCGGATATGATTTCCCTTGGCTTATGACGGGACAGCAGAACATTAACGCCAACACCAACAACGGTTTCCGTGATGCGATGCTGAACGACGGCATTACTTCGATCCGTGACGGTCTTTCTAGCCTTTCTACGCAGCTTTGTAACTGCTGTGGTGATATGCAGATGGCACTTGCAAACGGCTTTTCTGGTGTTGAACAGGGTGCTAATGCTCGTCAGATTGCCAACATGCAGACCGCATTTGCGGGACAGACTGCGATGGCACAGGGATTCAACGCGGTACAGGGTCAGTTGGCGCAGTGTTGTTGTGATAATCGTCTTGCGACTTGCCAGACTCAGAACATTGTTCAGAACGAAGGTAATGCAACTCGATTTGCTGACGCAAATAACACGAGAGACATTATCGATAGTCAGACCCGTGGGACGCAGGCTATCCTTGACAAACTTTGCGCACTTGAGCTTGACGGCGTTAAGGGACAGCTTGCACAGGCTCAGCGCGAAAACATCGCACTTCAGAATCAGATTAACATGGGAGCATTCAGAGAGTCTCAGACGGCACAGAATGCGTTTATTTCTCAGGGATTTGCGAATGAGGTGGATCAGCTCTACAACAGGCTGAATAACTGCCCCGTTCCTAGTACCCCTGTTTATGGGAGAACTCCTATCTTCACCTGCCAGGGTAATTCCTGCGGATGTGGCATTTGAGAGGGGGTGTTACTATGCCCGAGTTTTCTGCAAATGCCTTACAGACTGTAGAACCCGGATCAAGTGTAGTTTTCACTGCATTCCCTAATCCTTTGGAAATGGGATTGATTGTGTGGGATGAACCTCTGAATAATATCGTTTTGAAAGGTATCGTACCTACAGAATACGGTTGCTGTTCGTGGAGAAACAATTTCGCACAGTATTACGCGCAGTTTTCCGCAAACATTCAGATTCCGGCAGATGGAGATGTTGGGGAAATCTCTTTGGCAATCGCAGTAAATGGCGAGGTCATTCCGACTAGCAAAATGATTGTCACTCCTGCGGCGGTTGAAGAATTACAGAATGTAAGCACGCAAGTCTATGTCCCTGTCCCGAAGGGATGTTGCCAGAGTATTTCCGTAAGGAACACGAGCGATCAGGCTATCGACATTCAGAACGCAAACCTGAACATCTTTAGACCTGATTTGGTGCGCTAGAAAGGAGCGGTTATGCACACTACAGAGATTTTGGATGCCGCCGAGAGACTTATCTGCAAGGGTATCGAAGAAATCAGCAAGAGGCCCGATCTTGACCCGCAGAGTCTTGATATGATGGGTAAGGCTACTGATGCGCTGAAAGATATCCGTGAGATCAAGAAGTCCGAGGAAAGTGGCGGGTATGAAAGATATTCCCGCTACGAGGACGGTGGTTACGGTGACAGTTACGGCAGACGGAGAAGGGACAGCATGGGAAGATATGCGTCCGAGTATGAATCTCCCGAGAGAATGGATCGTTGGGAACCTCGCAGAATGTAGTATAATGTCACTGCGCGGTAGCAAAAGGGTAGGTGGCTATGTGCCATCTACCCTTTGTCATATATGTAACTACACCTTGCCAGGTGGCAATAGTCACTTAACTATATGACAGAGACTATAAAAAAATAACGGTTATGTTCCGTTCAGAGTCTATCCGTATTTCTTTGATAATGGATTGCCATACACGGCGCTTTTCCTGCGGTGACAGATCGTTGTATATCTCCCGGAAATCCCGAGAGAGAAACCACTTAACCTTATCTATGTCGATTTTCTTTTCTTCTTCACTGGCAGAGAGTAATTCAATATCTTTTTCGTAACGCCTTACTTTTTCGGTAACTTCTTCCAGGGGGATTAGTCCGTTCACGAACAGTTCTTTTGTTCTGTCTATCTTTGCTCTAATGCTTTTTATTTTTGCGGTGTTGTCCTTCTTTTCTTTCTTTTCGCCTATTTCGTACTCTACAACAATGTTTTCGAGATGCGGCATGACTAATTCAAACAACTTTTTCTCTATAACGCTTTCGGCAAACCATCTTCGGTTGGCACATCTATGGTATGTTATCCCATATTGGCACAAGATGATCTTGGTGGAGTATTTCGGTTTTCCTTTTCTAGCTGTGACGACTACTCTGTTTACCATCTTTCTGCCGCAATTCTCGCACACACACATCCCGGTAAAGATGTAATCGTGTTTCACGTTGCTTTTGATGTTAGCCTTGAGCATGTTTTGCACTTGTTCAAAGGTTTCCTCGTCTATAATAGGCTCGCAATACGTCTGATTGCCTCGATACGAGCCTTTGTAGATTGGATTTGACAAATACCCCTTGACGTTTGCTTGCGTCCTTGAAAAGCCAAATTCGCGCTCTAAATACAATACCGTCTGCCGCAGGTTATTTGTGCGCTTGTAGTAGTCAAACATGGCTCGTATGATTTCTGCGTCACCGTTCGGTACAAGGTGCTTATCTTGTATCGAGTATCCCGGCGGCGTTGATCCGCTGATAACTTCTCCCTTTGCGACCTTGTAGTTGAATACCTGTTCTATTCTTGCACCAGTGTTCTCTGCCTCGAACTGCGCAATCGACATCATCTGATTTACGATTAGCCGTCCCGATGGCGTTGTGGTGTCATATATAGGCTCCCAAATGGCAAGCCAACCAACGTTATATTTGTCCAAAACCTCTTGAGTGGCGGTGTAATGTCTTATGCTTCTGAACCAACGATCTAACTTTGTAAAAATAATGATGTCAACCTTTTTGGCTTTTACATCGTCGAGAAGCCTTTGCAGTTCATCCCGCTCTTTGAATTTCCGCCCGGATATGCCTTCGTCAATGTATTCATCGACAACTATGTGTCCCTTTTCGTCTGCATATTTTCTCAAAGCCTCGCGCTGTGCTGGAATACTATCGCCTTCTTTTGCCTGCTGATCCGTTGACACGCGCATATATAGGGCCGCCCTAATGGTTTTATCCATTCGCACATACTCCTTTGCAGTTTTGGCAAGCAAACAGTTTCTTGAGCAGATCGTCGTGTTGTCTGTCTTTTGTAAATATGGCTTCCAGTAATTGATCCATTCTCTTATCCTTGAGAGAGATTTGATCCTTTAGGAAATCCACTCGCCTGTCATACATTTCACGCTGTTCATCGAGTTTTTCATGGTATTTCACCTTCTCTTTGTCGAGCGATGCCTTGAGTTGTTCCACTTGACGCTCAAGTTCATCTATCCTTCTTTGGATTTTGTACTTCAAGAGAGACTTTATCGCTTGTGTGTCAAGAGTATCGTCGTCCTCTATGGTTTCTATATCGAGCAGGGCCTTTGCAATCGGCCTTATAGTTTCTTCGTATTTAAACGACAAATCTTCCGAACCCTCTGCGAACACGCGCGAAAGAGTGGATTTAGAGAGGTAATCCCCATTTTTCTCCATCAATTTGATTATATCGTTGTAGGATAATCCCTTTTCGTCCCGGACTTCTTTGAGTTTCAGAACGATGTCACGCATTAAAAGCATCTGTTCGCCTCCTGTTCGACAAAATGTTTGAGGTGCAATTTTTGGAACTTTTATAGAGTAGTATGTCTTTGTTAATATTTTTGTGAACCAAATACTATTGTGAGGTGGGGCATGGAACTTTTAGATTTTATGGAACTGTATCTGAATGCTAGTCTTGATGTTCAGAATCAAGTGGAACGTCTTTTAGTAGAGAATCAACAGCGGCCCGAATGCGAGGATCAGCCGATTGGTAAAGATCATATAACCTAGTCGCCTTTTCAATCAAATCAGCATCTTGTTCAATGGGCACATCCCCAGTGATGGCGTCTTTCCTTCTCGCTTTCATTGGAACATCATAACCCATTAACCATGCCGGATTGATCCCGTAGGCATCGGCAATCTGTGATAATTTATCTTGGCGTGGTTCTCTTGTGCCGTGGATATAATTTGAAAGAGCAGATTTTTGAACACCAGTGGTTCGCGACAATTCCGATAGTGTAATATGAAAAATATCCAACAATTCTTTGATTCTGTGTTGGGATGTGGTTTCTTTCATAGCGACACCTCCTTGCAAGTTCATTTTACAACACTTTTCACGATATAGCAAAATAAATTCACGAAATAATAAAAAATGTGTTGACACGCAAAAATCAGCGTGTTACTATCGTCTTGTGTTCACGATATAGAACGCAGAAAGGAGACAAGGAATGTACGACACATCGAAACTTCGAGGGCGAATTGTTGAGAAGTTTGGTTCGCAGAGTGCATTTGCCGGCAAGGTAGGATGCTCGCTTTCGTTTCTTTCGCAATACCTTAACGGGAAGAAGGTTCTCGATCAAAGGACGATTGACAAGTGGGTAGATGCCCTTGAGATTTCTATTGACGAAATTCCGGCTTATTTTTTTGCCAAAGCAGTACACGAAACGGAACGATAGCAAAAAAGAAATGCCCGCAACCTACTGGCATAGGTCACGGGCGGCAAATGGATATATGGAAAGTATATCAGAAAGGAAAGAAAAAGCAAATGGATGGGTTTATTAAAAGAAGCCCGGGCGAAGATGTCACCCTTGAGACTAGACACGACTCCCACGAAGCCGTTGACAAGCAAAAGCGGTATCGGCAGATTCTTGGAATCCTGGACGGCCGCGAAATGACCGCAAAAGAGATTGCCAACGAGATGTATCTAAAGTGGATGATCCCTACGAATGAAAGAAATTACTCGGCTCCACGCCTAACTGAAATGGCAGAGAAGGGAATGGTAGAAGTGGTTGGCAAGAAGCTCTGCCAGTGGACAGGCAAGACGGTCGCTGTGTATGCGATAAGGAAACCGTGATGGATATTGATAGATTGTTTCAATCAATCGCAGAGATTGCCGGAGAAAGGTTCGGCACGTTGGTAAAGGTGAAAGAGGTTCGCTATGAGAATGCTGTTCTGCGAGTGGATGATTCTGAATCTTCCTATGACATGTCCGGCGAGCCTTACGAAAGGAGATAGCATGAAAAAGTTTTGGTTTGGCGTCGAGTGTGTTGGCGCATGTATCGCGTTTATTGGTCTCGGGTGCGAGGCGGCATCAGCGTTGGTGCCTGTTGGAATCATCTGCTTTGGCAGTCTGATTTGCTACTTGGGAAAGACGATGGAGGACAGATATGCAGAGGTTTAATGCGGTTGTAATGGCGTTCATGCTGGGCGTGTCCGCAATCAGAGTTCCAATGCCCGTTGAAGCAGAAGTAAGCACACCGATTGACCAGCTCGTAGAGGTCAATCAGGAGAGCAGAGATCTGATCGCGCGCGTGGTCATGTCCGAAGCAGGCGGAGAGCCGATGGTCGGGAAAGTGGCGGTCGTGGCCACGATCTTCAACAGGGCGCGGATCTACGACATGAGTATTTCAGAGGTAATTTTTTCCCCGAATCAGTTCAGCACGGCAGACAACGGAACACCAACGGAAGAGTGCTACGAAGCCATTGATTTGTATGCACAATGTCCCACACTCTATCCCGATGATCTGATTTATTTCCAGCTAGACTCGTTCAGCAAACGCGGCGAGGATTATGCGCAGATCGGAAGTCATTATTTTAGCACGAAAAAGTAAAGAAAGGGGGGATTGGATATGCTTATCAGTTTGCATGACAGCGGGGTGGTTTCCGAAGTGATCCCGAAGCCGGGACAGTCAATATCCGAGTGTTTGCTTGAAGAGTTAGATGTTAGTGGGCTTTCGGAGCTTGAGTATTTCGTTCCGAGATTGCTCCGTGGGCGGAACGACGAGAAAGATGGCGTGTGTGTAATGCTTGGAAGGCGGCACCACACTCCAACAGAGAAGGAAAACTATGTGGCAGACATTATAACCGGGATGCCGGACTTGAGGTGGTGTTATGGCACTTGTGTAATCGTCTATCAGCGCGGTTCGGAACTTGTTGACATCCCGAAAGAGTCTGTAACGGTTTTTGCGAATGTGGTGCAGGCGGTTTCAGAAATGACCATGAAGGAAAATTGAGGAAAGGGGATCGCATGAAAGAAGGTGTTTTCATTGATGTGGACGAGTTCATGTGGTTGGTGAGACAGTCCGAGCGGTTAAGGCTGATTGAGAGATATTTGAAGAAGGCACATGGAGTGGACAGGGCCGGTTATGTAAGTGTCCGAAAGTTGGATGATCTTGGAAACTTCGGACTCTACGAAGCCACGGAGGACAAAGCAGATGGGATGTGAGATGGTATCCGATTGCGTTGGATGCGAGACCTGCCGAAACTGCGGAAGAGATAGAGAGAGCAAGAGTTGGTTCTGCGATAACTGTGGGGACTACACCGACGAACTTTACGAAGGCGAGCATTCCGACGAACTTTGCAAAATCTGTTATATGGGACAGTTTCACGAAGTAGATTCCGGGGAATGCGCGCAGTGCGGCACCAAAAACTATGATCTGTACGACGTATACGGAGAAATCCTTTGTGAGCAGTGCGCATTGGAAAACGCTAGTCGCGTCGATACGGCAAATTGAAAGAAAGAGAGGAAGAGTAAATGGCAAATGAAGTTGCTACAACAGAACCGAAGAAAATGGGAATTGCCGGTTTTCTTGCACAAGAAGCTGTTAAGGCGAATGTTGAGTCCGTAGTAGGACAGAAGGATGCACAGCGGTTTATTTCGTCCGTGGTGTCTGCGGTTCAGACAAATCCCACTTTGTCGGAATGCACGAACGCATCGATTTTGTCTGCGGCGCTTTTGGGGCATAGCCTCAATCTTCCGCAGAGTCCGCAGATCGGCATGTTTTACATGGTGCCGTTCAAGAACAAGAAGAAGGTGCGGGATGCGAACGGCAGAGAAGTTACTGTTGAGGTCAGCGAGGCAACATTCCAACTTTCGTACAGAGGAATGCTCCAACTAGCCATGAGAAGTGGACAGTACAAGTCGATGAATGTTACCGACATCCGGGATGGCGAACTGGTCTCCTATAATCCTATCGAGGACGCGTATGAGTTCAATGCGGAAACGGACTTCGCAAAGAGAAACGCACTGCCCATTATCGGCTATTATGCGTTCTTTGAAATGGTCAACGGGTTCCGAAAGGGCATCTACTGGTCAAAGGAGCAGATGGACGCACACGCAAAGAGATACAGTGCATCCTATCGTAACGGATGGAAGTCTAGCCTTTGGATCACTGATTTCGATGCTATGGCAAAGAAAACGATGCTCCGACAGCTTATCTCCAAGTGGGGAATCATGTCTGTCGAGATGGAAAAGGCTTACGAGGGCGATCAAGCGGTTATCCGTGAGGACGGCGTGCCGGATTACATTGACAACGTAGCAGACGAGCCGGAGAAGGCAACAGATGTATTCGCCACGTTAGAGGCAACGGAGGTGTCGGATGGAACAGACGATGCTGAATGAGGAATTGCTTTCCGATGATAAGGTCTACTACTCCATTGAGGCAAACGAGGCATTCTGTAGTGCATCCCAATACAAGGACTTTATCGGTTATCCATTGAAACCTGGATGTGAAGAACGTGCATTGAAAACCATCCGGGGGTTGTGGGTGCCGGAGACAACAAAAGCACTTCTGCAAGGCTCCATTTTGGATGCACTTTGGGAAAACGACGATCCCGACTACATTATGCAGAGGTTCCCGGAATGTGTTGCATCAAGAGGCGCGACGAAGGGGCAGTTGAAAGCGGATTTCCAAGATGCGGTGACGTGGTATCAGACAACACTCCGGCAGGAGAAGTTCTGTGCATACATGAGCGGCGAGAAACAGAAGGTTTTTATCGGAGAAATCGAAGGACTGCCGTTCAAGATCAAGATTGACAGTTTCCATGATGGAAAGGCAATCGTAGACCTCAAGACAACCAGGACGCTAGATCGAAACTATCGATTCTACATCCCCGACAGTGGTGAGAAACTTCCCTTTTACATGGCATTTGGGTACGACATTCAGCTTGCCATCTATCAAGAGGTTGTCCGGCAGAAAACAGGGGATAAACTGCCTTGCTATCTCGCTTGCGTTGATAAACAGCCGTTCCCGATTTGTGACATTATCGAGATTCCGCAGAAACGACTGGACGAGGCTCTTGAAGGCGTAAGGCGGCACTGCGCAACCATTATTGGATTGAAGTCCGGGGATATTGAACCGACTAGGTGCAACCATTCCGATTGCGATTATTGCAGGGAAACGCATATATGCGAGGTTTTGAGCGCGGAAGAGTTTGAGGCGAACGATATTCCGAGGGATGCGGTATGAAAAGCAATTCAATAATAACAAGATACGAGGACTATTCCGTTTTTTCGGGGTCTCCGAGAGAGTGCATACATCATTGTTTGTTCGGGGTAGGAATGAGAGACCTTGCTGATTCCGATGGTGTTTGGATTCCTCTTTTGAACCGAGAGCATAACGCTTCATCAAAAGGCACGATCTATCAGATTCATGGAAACCCTGCCGCGGAAAAGTTATCGAAGATGTTAGGACAAGCCGCATGGGAAAGTCAATACCTTGCAGAAAGGCTTGAAATGGCTACTGATGATGGTGCCGTGACAGAAGTAAAGACCGCAGAAGAGTGGCGAATTGAGGCGAGAACAGCGTTCAGAAAACGGTACGGGACAAGTTATATGTGATCGCGGTATCCGCGTTTACGTAGAAAGGACTTAACAAATGCCCAAAAGAGGTAGGCCGCCTCCTGCTATAAAAGGGGGAATCGGTCTCTGTGCAAACAATAATATACCACGGGAAGGCCCCGGTCTTTAGGGGAGATTGGGGCCTTATTGGTGAACGAGATGTATACGCAGTTTAATTTGAATGACAAAGGTCTTTACCCGCACTTTACGATACCTGGGACAATGCCGGGATTAAATGAATATCTTGCAGAAGTTGGGAGAAAGCCGCAGATCGGTGGAAGGATGAAACGAGAGTACAAAATGTTGGCGCTTTCCTATATTCGGAGAGATTTGCGGAAGTACAAGGCAACCAAGCCGATTGTTTTGCATTATGTGTTCTATGAACCAAACATGAAACGCGATCACGACAACGTGTTTACATTCTGTTCCAAATGCGTGCAGGACGCACTGCAAGAGGCAAAGGTAATTGAGAACGACGGGTGGAAACAGATAGTGAATTTCACGCACGACTTCTTTTTGGATAAATCCAAGCCGAGGATCGAGGTTTACATAGAAGAAATCGAAAGAGGGGATATTGATTGTTGAAAATGAAATGCGATCACGATTGTTTTAATTGTCCTTTTTCTGATTGCATTCTCCCGGATGATGAATTGACGGAAGCGGAAGTCAGTCTTTCCGATTCACTGGACGCGCGGATAACCATTGATAATGCACCAGTAGAAGAAGTGATCCGTTGGAATAGACGTGGCAGACCTAGAAAGACTTGCACAGTGAAGGAAACCGAGCAATACCGCGAAGAGCGCAGAGCCTATCAGCGAGAGTATTACAGAAAACACAAAGAAGAGCGGCTAGCATATCAGAGTGAATATGACAAGTCGAACTACCAAAAGAACCGGGAGAAGATGATTGCAAAACGGGTAGAAAGGCACAAGCGGCGAATGCAAGACCCCGAATATGCAGAGAAGTACAGGGCAAAAGAACGTGAGCGGTATTACAGAAGAAAGGCAGAGCGATGTTTGTCAATAAAATCGATCTGATGTATGAGAAGTTTGGCAAGGCCGACAATGAAACTGTCTGTGCCGAGTGTCAGCACTTCTTGCGAATAACACACCACGGGAAGGTCTATCGGAAGTGTGAGGTATATGGCAACACACCTTCTGATGCAACTGACTGGAAGGCTGGATATGTAGCTTGCGGGCTGTTTGGAAAACGGTATCAGATGGACAGACCGATGGTTGAGTTTTCTCACTTTGAGGATGAACAGATACCCGGGCAGATGTCGATAGTGGATTTTTATGGCGAGTGATGAAATGAAAAATGTAATATTGTACTGAAATAAAATAAATCAATCTTTCGGATGCGAGAATGGGGAACGATAAAAATGTCTGATGTCAAATGGATCAAGATTGTAACGGATATTTTCGATGATGAAAAGATGCTTTTGATTGAAAGTTTACCGAGTGCGGACAGTTTGATTGTGATTTGGTTCAAACTGCTTTGCCTTGCAGGAAAGAACAATAACAACGGTGTTTTCCTGCTGAATGACAAAATTGCGTACACGGACGAAATGCTTTCAACAATCTTCCGTAGGGATGTGAATACGGTTCGGTTGGCACTTCGGACTTTTGAAGAATTTGGGATGATTGAGGTTATCAATGGAGTGGTGACAATTCCTAACTGGAATAAGCACCAAACACTTGATTCCTACGAGAAAAAGAAAGAAAGAGACCGTATTTATCAAGCGGAGAGAAGGGCAAGGCAGAAGGAAATAGCAGAAAAATCGTCTGACGCATCGCTCGAAAAATCGTCTGATGTCGCTATTTCAGATATAGAAAGAGAAGAAGATAAAGAAAGAGATAAAGAAAAGGCATTTAAGACCATTAGCCCGGAGTCAAAACAAGTTTTGCCTTCCGAGCCGCCGGTGATAACGATACCGCTGAATGATGGGAGTGAGTTTTTTGTCACACAGAGCGTCGTTGACGAATACAAGAGATTGTATCCTGCGGTAAACGTAGAACAGGAATTGCGCAACATGAGAGGATGGTGCCTTGCAAATCCATCTAGGCGAAAAACCAAAAGGGGCGTGGCTAGGTTTATCAATGGGTGGCTTGCCAAAGAGCAGGACAAGGGCAAGGGATCAAGCGGAGGCTTTGAATTGAAGGTATGACACGAGAAGAATTTGGGAGTTTGATGGCTGAATTAAAAACGATCTATCCGAATTTCCGTATCAACGAGCGAGAAGTGCAGTCACTTTGGTGGGAGAAGTTTAAGGGATTGAGGTATGACTTTGCGAGCGTTGCTGTTAGGAAGTATACGGACACGGAAAAGTATTCCCCGGTTCCGGCTGATATCTTGGTGAGATACGGCGCGATTGACGAACTAAACAGACGGCACATGCGCGATCTGCGAGAGGTTTTAGGGCTGATAAGGCAGTATTTCGTTTCGTTTGACAAAGAGGACGAGAAGGCTTACATGACCGCAATCAAGTCAACGACGTTTGACGAGTGCATGGCAAAAGCAAGGGCAATCTATCGGTTTGTTGTAAACAATCCATCGTCTTTAAAGTTTTCGGAACTGATAGGGGGCAGGAAATGGTAGCAGAGCAGAATTTGATTGGTGAGATGCTTACGAGTCCCGAGATTATCGATGATGTCTCCGCACTGATCGAACCGCAGATGTTCACGAGTGGTCTTTTGGGTATGATCTACCACGAGATCGTCAAGGCACACCAAAACGGCGTTGTTGCAGACCCGAGTTACATTGTTCAGCACGTTTCGGGTTTCCCGGAAGAAGTAGTCCAAAACGAACTGTACGAGATTATCCAGGTTTCACCACTTTCGTACCAGTACAAAACGGACATGAAGGTGGTGTACGACGACTACACTTCAAGACTTGTCAATGACACGTTGGCAAAGACGGTTGTGACAAGTGGAAATGTCTACGAGCAAGTGGAGTCGTTGAGGGCAAACCTGGATGCGATTGCAAAACCACTTTGCGGGCATCGGACGGCGAAAGAGATTGCCAACGACTTCAAGGAAAGATACTTCCGAAAGCACGAGATACCGCTGATGAAAACAGGGTTTCAGTTTTTGGATGATATGCTCGGAGGACTTGAAGGTGGAGACCTAGTGGTGATCGGCGCGAGACCCGCGGTAGGAAAATCTGCGTTTGCAATACAGATGGCGAGCCAAATAGCAGATAACGGGTTTAAGCCGCACATATTCAACCTTGAAATGACGGAAAAGCAGATGTTCGAGAGAATGGTGAGTTACGAGAGTGGAATATCACAGCACCGTTTGAGAGTTGCGGATTGTTTCAAAGGCGAGGAAGAGCGGATAAGGTTCAATAATGCGAACATCAAGTTGGCAACGAGAGACAACTTGTTAATATCCACTGGCAGTAGGTCTATTGCAGAGATACGCAGAGAGGTTAGACAAAGCAAGCCGGACATTGTGATAATCGACTATTTACAACTTCTCAAGCCGGAAACGAGTTACAAGGGAAATCGATATGCAGAGGTTGGAGCCATAAGCCATGCGGCAAAGGCGCTTGCGATGGAAATGAATATCCCGGTTGTGATCCTGTCACAGCTTAATCGAATGAGCGAGTCTAGGGACAACAAGGAGCCATCTATGGCAGAGATTAGAGAATCGGGGGATGTCGAGCAAGATGCCGGAACGATCATTCTTTTGTGGAATAAGTCAGCGGATGATAAGTCGCAGAAAGGTTGTGTGCTTTGCAAAAACCGAAACGGAGAGACCGGCAAGTTTGATCTAGTGTTTAACGGGGCGGAGATGCGATTTGAGGATGCCAAAGATTCGTTTGTGAAAGTACCCGACGAAGTTGAGTATCCGTTCGACATGGACGAGGGATAGCCAAGAAACAAATTTAAAGGTGGCAAGAACGGATTAAAAATCGATTGGCGATAAAATTACCACTGAATAATAAAAATCGATTTAAAGGGCAAATAAGAGCATTTTAGAAGGGTGGTGGTGTTTTGAAATTTGCAAAGGATTCCCCGGAGTGGAATTTCTTTCGGGATTTCTACAATTTCGTGGAAAAATACTACGAAGTGAAGGGAACGTCAGAGTATCACGATGGATTCATAAAGGACAGCCAGGAGATTGCAGACAAGTACAAGAAAACACATGTATATCGACTGGCTACCAAACTGTTTGTTGGCATGAGCGAGTATGTGATCGGTGAGGAAAGGAACCGTGATGGTAAGTAGAATAAAAAACATCAAGTTCGGTATGACGATTTCAGACAAGGTGGAGCAGAAGGATTACTTGGTCATTGAAGAACACAGATTCTATGTTAGGGCACAGAGGCTTTTTAGGGGTGAGCCTCACTTTGCGGAAGAGTATCGGTGCTTTAGTCTTGGAGACCTTGTAACTATGGGGTTAGAGGACGGAGAGGACGTCCCGGAAGTATGGGAGGAAGAGTGGTAGATGGAAGAGTACAACGAATTTAGACTGGCACTTACGGAGTTACTTGTAAATCTGAAAGGTTGGAATTTCGACTTTGACTATCGGTTGACAAGAAGAGAGGCGGATGTGGTGAAGAAGGCCGGAGAACTTGTGAAAGAGATGGATAATCGGATGGTTTCAAGAGGCGGCTTTGGAGAATCGGAATCTGACAAGAACAAGGTGTTCGGATACCTTCATGTAAACAATCTGCCGGGTGGCCGTATCGAGAATGGCTTTCTTGTCTGCCGGGTAGTAGACGGAGAACTGTGGTACTACGGCCTGTATGATTTAAAGGACAGAGCTGACAAAGCGGCGGCGGAGATTGGGAACGGAATTGTGGTGGAGGTGTAAATTATGAAGGTTGAAATCGAGAACATGGGGATGCCGGAAAACTGTGCGAATTGCCCGTGCTTATCAGTAAAATCGGGGGGGTGGAATGTGGAACCCCTACGGGATTAGGTAAAAGAATCTGCCCTGACAGTTTGTATTTTCCAAACTTTAGACCCAAGTGGTGTCCGATGAAGGAGGTGGAAGATGCAAACGATTGAAGAACTCAAGAGGTTACAGGCACAACCGCTGGATATCAAGATCAAAATGACCGAGCAGAGAATTATGCAGTGGGTATCTCATTACGGAATTGACGGTTGTTACATTTCATTTTCCGGCGGCAAGGATAGCACGGTGCTTTTGCATATTGCAAGACGGATTTATCCGAATATTAAGGCGGTGTTTGTTGATGTGCCTACGCAGTACCCAGAGTTGAGAACATTTGTAGAAACCTTTGACAATATTGATATCATCCGCCCGAAGATTAGTTTTATGCAAGTCTGTGACAGATACGGATTTCCACTTATCAGCAAGGAAGTATCTGAATGCGTCAGCGGCGCAAGAAAATACTTGACAAGGGTTCTTGAGGAAAGACAATCCTTGACAGACAGACAGACAGACAGACAGACAGACAGACAGACAGAC